TTACTTGTTTTCCTGCATCCTCTCAGAAATTATAAGCATTCTCATCATGTCTTCAGTGAAATCCAAAGTACCGTTGGTATTACCTTTTATATAGCCAGCGGCAACCCATTTTTTAATGTATCCTTGATAAAATTCCGGCATTTCTGAAATGTTTTTGTACCTTTTAATCTTTGGTACCAACTCCCCTTTAACATCCGCAATAAACTTATCCCAATGCGGTAGTATCAACCTCGGACAATTTTTCCCGCTCCAATATTGATGTGGTACAACCTTATCTAAACTTATCCCTGTAGCCTTAATTAATTGTGCCACAAACTTAATTGCTGTTTCCTCGGCTCCATCAACTTCCGCGATTTCTATACCTATAGACTTCCTGTTTCCTGTTCCGTTTTCGCCATCCCCAGCATGCCATGCGCTTTCTGTAATAGGCAACTCCTGATACACTTCTCCGGATCCAACCGTAAAGTGCCAGCTCACATATCCGGTTGCGGTGTCTACATATTTACTGTTGGCAAGAGCAGACGCTCCGGGATTACCCGTATTGTGAATTGTGATGTATTCAGGAATCATCTTGTAACCCGGCCGGGCTTTTTTATTAGAAGAGGGTATCAGGTGTTGAATTACCCTGATACCCTCTAATTCAGTTACTATGCCATCTTTAATCATTTTTCTTACCCTGTTTCACAAGCTGATTAGCATACACACTTGCCCCAGCACACAATATACCTTGCGTGATAGCTGTAAATATAGCCATGTAGATGTTTTCTGCACCCTCTGTAGCTAACATCCATATAACAGCTAATACAATGCCGACAATGCCAAGTACCAAAGGTATATACTTGTCTTTTATCAAAGTAGTACCTTTAATCATCATGCCGATTAAATACAATACCGGAATTAATATCAATATCTCCGGCTTAATAAATTCCTTATAAAGTTCCATATCCATATTCTTAACTCCTTTCGATTATCTCAGCTATACGATGATGAGCTGATTTTGTTGATTCTTCTACTTTTAAAACTCTATCGCTTAAATCCTTAATGTCTTTGCTGACAGTTTTTTGTTCTAATTTTATATCATCTACGCCCCTGCCAATTGTATCAAGCTTTACATTGATTGTTGCCATCTCTGCTGCATCTTTCTTTATGTCTACTGTGTTACTTCGCTTCATGTTACTTGTGCCTGTATATATTGCAAATACTACTGACACAACTGATATTAGTATTGTTAATTCTATGCTCATATTTCACCGCCTATGCTTTCAAATTAAAAATAGGACCTTGTTTTTAAAGGTCCCTTAATCAACTATTGCATTTAATATTTCCTGCTTTTCATCTGCTGTTAATGCAGGATAATCCTGCAATGCTGTTTCCGCTGTAATCTGTTCCGCTTCAGCTCTTGCTTTTATTGCTCTTACAAATATTCGTAATTTCCATGCCGGCATTATAACTCACCTCCCATTATGGCTGCCATAGCCATTTCTAAGTCTATAAGCCGCTGTTCAGTTTCTGTCGGCTCTCGCGGTATTACTTCCTGTTTATATTCTTGTTTTGTCCAGATGCCATTTTCATATAGGTCATCTATTCCAAATTGTGAACCCTCCTCTAATAATACTAAATCATCTATAAAGCCATCACGCACAAACACTTCTTTAAAAGCATTAGCTTGCTCTGAACCATCAAAGATTGCAATATTTACACAAGTATTTTCTTTTATAAAAGCATACTTCATAATTTCCTCCTAAAAACCATAATAACCTATGTAGACAACGCCTTGCATTCCATTACCACCTTTTGCGGAAGTATTATTAATAGGATTTGTATTGGCAGTTCCTCCTGCTCCACCGCCTCCTCCGCCACCGCAACCATATACTGCTGCATTTGTTCCAGCTGTTCCAACTTTATTACTTTGACCGCCATTTCCTCCATTGCCCGCTCCAGTTCCTCCGTTACCACCAACTCCAGGAGGTTTATTTGAACTTTGCCAACTATAACCTTCTCCACCATTACCCCCAGAAGATAAATTTATATTATTTTTAAAATGTAATTTTGCAGTTTTTCCACTCAAGCCATTGTTATTTGAATCTACTGAGTCAGCATCCCAACCTCCCGGCATAACTTCTATAACATCAAGGAATGATATGTCTGAAATTTTGGTCTCTCCGCCCTTACCTCCGAGTCTAGAAGAAGTATTATTAGTATTACCTGCGCTCCCAGTCCCCCCGGCTCCAATTACAATATTTAGCACACTTTGAGGTGTAACTGGGAATCGTCCAAAACTTGCTTTTCCACTTTTCCCACCATAACCACCTTCCCCACCCATTTCAGTTGACGAGCCATATGCAACTCCAGCGCCTCCACCTTCGCCGCCGTCACCACCATCTATTTTTAAAACATCAATGGCGGTAACACCAGCAGGAATTGTCCAACTTCTTGATGATGTTATAGTTTCCACTGTATATTTTAATTTATCATTAACTGTTTTTACTGCCAAAGGTGTAGCAGCTATTCCACTACCATAACCACTACTATCGGATATTGAACTACTTAGCTTTAAATGCCCATAAGTTGTAGAATCTCCAATGCCATACCCAGTTCCTGTACTCGCATGATTTGTTGGTGCCTTTGTGTTGTCTACTATAGTTATATCTTTGGTACCGTCAAAAGCCGTTCCGTTTATGTTTCGTGCCGTCTGCAGTTTTGTTGCACGCTCTGCTACGACAGCATTTTGTACGGCTGTTGTACCATTCTCTATATCATCTATTCTGTCACTAAGTAGATTAACGTTACCTGCAATAAGAGAATCTACTATGCCACAATATTTTGCATTGCTTCTTAAATCCGTAATGCTTGATTGTGCTATACTCGTCGCTCCGGCAGTGATACAAACATCAGCTAAGCCTAATTCATAAGCATCTGCATCTCTTTGCAATTCAGGAGCTACGGGAATGCTTGCAAATGCTCCTTTTTTAACCTGCAATCTTATTTCACGATCAGTTACATCATATCTTGCGACTATTCTATCTATTCTATTTAATATACCGTCAGCATTATCAATTTTTAGTATATAAACATCATCATTTACAAAAAAATAACCGTTAATCCAAGCTTTGCCAACCTGAACTGCAACGGTCATATTGTTATTTGAATTTATTTTTAATCCTTGCTCCGGCTCGGGGAATATTCCGTTACCTATAAAACTGCTGAAATACTCTGCAAATCTTGCTGCATCATATTTTCTGTCACCACTTATACTATTGAAAAATCCGCTTCGCATTGTCATTTTATCACCTTCTTTATTTTCTCAATTAATGTTGGAACATCATTGCCAAAAACTACATTTACATTAAAACCGTCACGTTCATAAATTTCTTCAATTTCTGTGATTCTTGTGTCAATTGTAATTCCCCATTTTTTAGAAATACAAGTCACAATATCGCCTAAATTAAAATCCTTTTTATAAATTAGATTGCTACTTACGTTAATCTTACTATTAAATGTTTGGATCTCTGTGTTTTCGGACAGTTTTTCCGAGCCTCTCTGCTGCAATTGTATTATGTAATCTTCCAGACTTAATTCATTCTGCTGCAAGTCTCTGGCATCCACAAACATTTCAAATCGGCTCAATCCGGCACCTGTGCCGATTGTTGTCAATACTCTTTCTACGCCTTCTCCTTCTCCGGCTATTAAGGCAATACTTTTATAATCGTTTATGCTTTCTGCGTATTCTTGTTCCAGTACATTTTCAAATTCCTTTGAAAATATAGCCCGAGGATTAATATTTTGGCCAGCTGTCCTGTTAAGTCCCTCATATATATCAAATGTTATTTTCTTGTTTTGCACATTAACAAGCGTTCGGATTCCTAATTCGTTTGCTTCTGCTTTTTCTTCTATTACGTTTAGTAAATTGGCATAACTTACTTGAAAATTAGCTATGTGTGTATAACTCTTCAGCTCGCCAAGATGGAGCAAATCAATCTTTCTCTTTGGATTTATCGGATTTATACAATTGCTATCGATCAGATTCCGCATCGCGATCTCTGTTGTTCCATTGAAAATTTCTGTTCCCCAAATTATTCGGCGTCCTAAGTAGCCAGTCATGAATCTTCCCTTTACTGTAAGCATTTCTTTTCCTTCTATATCTTCAGTTAGCTTTCGATATACAATATATCCGGCTTCCTGATCATCTTTTTTACAGATTATATTTTCCTTTCTAAGAAGGCCAAGGTTCTCTGCTGTGACTGGAACACGTAATTCAAATTCGCCACAACTGGAATAACGGCGTCGCCATATAAGACTGTTAAATACATCAATCATACCCTGTTTAACTAATTCTCTATTAAAAATATATAACTCCATATTACACCCCCAAATATTGCGGCGTATAGTATATAGATATATTCAGACTGTCCAGTCCTTCATCGGCATTATATCTCAATAAATTATCCCCAACATCAAGCTGAAGAAATGTGCTTTCAAAATCGATATCATTAAACGCATTGCTTTTTATCCCGTTTTTTTCAAGCTCCGCCCTCTTATTTCCGAAGTGAGTTGTAACCGTTATTACTTCTCCTTCTTCCATAATCTTGTCTATTTTTATGAACTCCATTGTGTTTATATTGAGCAAAATAGGATTAACAACAGTGGCAAGCGCTTTAAACTCTACTTTCATACCGCATTCAACATCCCCTTGATTTATGAGGTTTACGATAACTGATGGCTGCCTCATTCCTATTTCAATGCCACCTTCCGATATTTCAAGTGGAAATTCCAGTAATCCGCTCCAAGTTGCTATATCCTGTTTTACAGCATTGAGACTTTGCCAATATGGATTGGGACAAACTAAGTCAATTAAGAAATCCTGATACTTATACCCTGTAAATTTCTTAGAGAATTTTGGACCATTTTCAATCTGACATCTGATTTGTCTTTTAACGTCACCATATTCATACTGTAAAGTTCCTTTTATTTTAGGATTGAATACCTGCAGAAGTTTTTTTCTGTACGTTTCTATTTCTGCTTTTGAATATCCCTTAATAGTGCCAAGAATTTGTATGGGGCGATCAGATAGATTTACATTCGTTATTGTTGTACCGTCCTGACCTGCTGCATTTATTTTAGTAACATCTGCATCAATTCC